ACTGTAGTTGCATGTGATGAAAGCGTTGCTTCTCCAGCCATCTTTAATTAGGTGCAAAGAATGTAATGTCTCTAAAATACATTTTTAACAGGAGCGGATTATCTAAAAAGAAGCCAGAGGCTTACTCAATGATACTACATCGGTATCACAAAACCAAAATTTACACGGTATGAAAAGACCAAACCTCGTGGATTTACAAAGGTGAAAACCGGCGTTTTAAATCTTCAAGGGTGTAAAAGTTTTATTTATACTAACAAATTAAAAGAAGTTGAAATGTATCTTTAAAAACAAAAATAGGTTTATTTTTAAAAAAATTAAATAGTATTTGTATGTTTTGTGGTTTGAATTTACGCTGAGCCGATTTCAAAAAATCTACGATTCGAACTCGACTCATATGAGGATTGAGCCCATGGTCCCACGGTTTGTTTAGGAATAACTGGTGCGGAACGTAAATCGTGATATGGGATCTTATTGGATTGCATGACAGTATTAATACCCATATGATAACCACTGATTAAAAAGTTTTGTTCTTTTAACAATTTGCTTACAGGGTTTTCTTTAGCAAAGTCTGATGCTTCGTCGTATTTTGGTAGGAGATCATCAGCTGTTAATTGTGTAGATCCACTCACAATTTTATCAGCGATATTGGTTGGTTGGTATTGTACATTGGCATAAGTAGTTGATGCTGTATTAGCCGGTGCAGTTATAGCACCAGGGGTAGTGGTGGCTACCGCTACAGGGGTTGATTTATCAAGTGTGATAGATGGAGAAATAGTAACAGGTGCTGGATTTGCAGTAGTCATTAATGGTACAGAAGTAGTGGTAACAGCAGTTACATTATCGAGACTTTCTGAAGGATTAGAATATTTCATATAAATAAAAAATCCAATTACTACTAAAAGAATGACTATGAGTTTATTATCCATTATATTTTTATTACTTTTTATTATATATTAATAAAATAAAATTAATAATAATAAATTAATTGTGATTAATTAATAAAATGTTATTTGACAATGAAGAACCTATTGACATTTCACATCCGGTATTATTTGAATCCGATGTGTATTACAACAAAAATATGGAATTGTATTTCTTATCAGAATATACAGAAACTTTATTAGATATATATGAAGATTTAAAAATGCGATTCCAACTAAACCCAGACTTTTTATGCAATTTAAAAAGCAGCCAGTTTATACAATTTGTAACAGATACAATATTTAGTAATAGTAACATTCATTTAAATAAAACTAAAGATTTTCAATTCTTTTATGATGTATACACTGAACCACTAGAAATCAGTTTTAATATAGTAAGTAACTTTACTAGATCATTAAATGTTGAATTAAACTTTAATAATTGGAATGAATTGTGTAACAAGTATTCTGAAATACCCAGTATTATTTAAAGAATTACTTAATTTCACTCCCATTTTTGTTTAATTTTTGCTTTTTCTTTAATCCTTTATGAACATTTATATTTGCATTGTTTACATCACATAAATCATCTTTCTTTGGATGTGATAATAAAAATTCTAAATAATTTCTTGATCTATTAAACTCATTGTTCAATATATCATATTCCAAATACCATTTTGTGTAAGCAACACTTAGATATTTTCTTTTAGCATAAGGGGTTTTTAATTTACATTCCACAGGTGGACCCCTATATGCTTGTAAATTCTGACTTGCTCTAATAAATCTAACAGGAACCTCTCCATCACGATCTTTATACAAGTCTACAAACTTTGCATAAATAATATGACTCGTAAACTTCATTCTTTGATTTACCTTGGGTTGTAACTCTATACATATATGTGTAACTTTTTTAAACAATTCAATATGTTCATCATATATATCTTGAATACCTTTCATAATTCTTTCTGCAATGTCTTGTAACAAGTAATCACCCACCTTTTTCTCTTTCATAAAATACTTTTTTTGATTTGGCATGTCCTTCGGGAAATGTCTTTTACATGAATATGTCAATACCGTACTAATTTCCTTTGTTACCTTGTTTTTCACTTCTCTATAAAACTTGAATTGACACTTCTTTTCACAAGGCTTACCATCCTTTTGTCTTGTAGCACATGAATAAGAATACTGTTCAGCATCTAACATGTTATACACATCCCATAAATGCATCTGATACTCTGAATCCATGATACACATTGCTAAATTCTTTATCCCCACATCAATTGTTAATACCATGTTATTTAAATTAGACTTTACCTTCTTCTGTTTAGGTTCTCCTTTCACTATAGATATACACCCAGTATCTTCAAAGTCACTTTGTGGTGTTGCCTCAGAAGTTGCCTCAGAAGTTGCCTCAAGTATTGCCTCAGAAGTTGCTTCAAGTGTTGCCTCAAGTATTGCTTTAGGTGTTGCTTCAGAAGTTGCTTCAGAAGTTGCTGCAGAAGTTGCTTCAGAAGTTGCTGCAGAAGTTGCTTCAGAAGTTGCTTCAGAAGTTGCTTCAGAAGTTGCTGCAGAAGTTGCTTTAGGTGTACTACTGATCTTGTTATTTTTTGTGGTTTTACGTGGTTGTTTTTCTTTTGTGTTCATTTTACGTTCATTTGAATTGACTCTATTTAGACGATCAGGGTGAATAAATTGTTCCATTTAAGTAAAAGTGGATTTTTATTTATAAATTTTAACGCTTTAATTATTTTTTTCGGGTAGTAATTTTTTCTTTTTTATTAATAATAAAATAAACATGAATAACAAGTATGACGAATTAAATCTCCGAAAATTTAAAATGAAGAGTATTTTACCAGATGCAACTGTGTTATTATTAGGAAGACGTAGAAGTGGTAAATGTTTATTAAAGGGGACAAGGGTCGTTATGGGGAATGGTGAAGTTGAATGTATTGAAAACATTAAAAAGGGACATATTGTAATGGGTAATGATTCAACACCCAGAACAGTATTGTCAACACACAATGGATATGATACAATGTATAAAATAACAAATCAATTTGGAGAATCGTATGTTGTTAATAGTCAACACACACTTTCATTAGTTAATACTTTTGTTAATAAACTAAAGGAATGTAATACATATTATAAATTAACAATGTTTAATACTGATAAAATGTATATAACAAATAAGATTTTTCATTTTACAAATAATAATAAAGATATCATTTACCAAAAGGTGACGCAAATAATGAATGGTCAAAGTAATATTGTTAATATACCAATAGAAACGTATTTGTCTTTAGACAGCAATATTAAAAAGTACCTTAAAGGTTATCAGAAACCATTAAGTTTTCCTGAAAACACTACAAAAATAACTCCTTATTTGTTTGGATTGTTAATAAATAATACTTACAAAAAAACAACATCACATAAACTATTAAAGTTTCTAAGTGATATTCTTCCTCTATATAATTCTTATTTAATGTACAATCAACAATTACGTTCTTATCAAATTATGGGTGAATTACGATGTATTAAATTTGATGAAATTCCATTCGATTACAAAATAAATTCTTATAAAAACAGACTTTACCTTTTGCTGGGTATTCTAAGAGTTCATGATTACTTTTTTAATGGGTTTTATTGTACGACGTATTTTTCTTGTTCTAAGATGATTTATGATGTTGAGTTTTTAATAAAAAGTATGGGATTTTCAATTATTAAAATTCATGATAATAATGGAATAGATTACAAAGTGTATATTACTAGTAATGATAATATACTTTTAACACATGCAGATTTTTTAAATAGTACTATTCCTGAAATAATCACAAATGATATTAATATAACATCTATAGGTGTTGATGAATATTACGGTATACAAATTGATAATAATAGTTTATTTGTATTAGATAATTTTGTAGTTACACACAACAGTTGGTTAGTAAGAGATATATTTTATCATCATAAACATATTCCATCAGGTGTTGTGTTTTCAGGAACAGAAGAAGCAAATCCATTTTTTGGAGAGTTTATTCCTGATTGTTTTATACACAGTGAATATGATCCAGAATTAGTTGATAAAATTATGGGTAAACAAAAAAAGAAAATAAGAGATGCTAAAAACGCAGGTTCAAAAGATGGTAAAAGTCCTTCTAACAATTTGTTTATAGTATTCGATGATATGTTACATGATGCACAAAATTGGAAAAATGATAAAACAGTCAAGAATATTTTTTTTAATGGACGTCATTACAATTTTCTATTCATATTAACAATGCAATATCCATTGGGTATTACACCTGCATTAAGAAGTAACATTGATTATGTATTTATATTTAATGAACCAAGTTTGAAAAATAGGCGCAAGATCTATGACGACTATGCTGCAATGTTACCAAGTTTTGATCATTTTTGTAATATATTAGACGCATGTAGCCAAAATCATGAATGTCTTGTTATAAAAACTTCAGGAAATAGTTCAGATTTACGTGATATTGTTTTTTGGTATAAAGCAGAACCACATAATAATTTTAGAGTTGGACATGATAAATTTTGGAAATTCCATAAACAACATTATAATAAAAATTACGAAGACGATAATCATGAAGTAGAAGAAAAGGTAAATGAATTAAAAGACAAATTTTCTAATACAAAAAAATTAAAAGTTATTGTTTCAAGACAAGATGATAAAATCGTTGATCTTGAATACTAAAGTGTTATATATATATCGTGTTGTTTTACAGTTTATGATTTTAATTTTAGGGTGAATTTTTTTTTTAACTAATATACATATTAGTTAATTGTATATTACATGTGTTGTACTTTGAATTTTTAATAAATGATGTATAATCAGTTATTGTTTTGTATACTTTAAACGTACTATCTTTTAATTCATATAATTTACATTTAATGAAAACCAATAATGTAAATGTATTAATAAAATCACTATCTTTTTCATATCTATTGTTATTATCGATTGCTTTTTTTAAATTTTTATTAGATAATGTTTTTAATAATATATCTATCATTATTTTATTTGTTGATAAATCGAATTGTTTAATAAATGGTAGTATTAATGTATCAAATATCGTCTGTGGCTTAAAAAAGTCATCATGTAATGAAATTAGTTCAATAAGTTTATTTTCTATTGTATTAGACATTCATATATATTAATACAATTTATTTAAAAAAATAAATTTAAAGCGTTTAATTATGAATAAACGACTTTATAAAGAAATTAGCAGGTTAACCACAGAACAGAACAGCAAATCATTAATAGAAAATGATTATCTTGTTTTAATGGATGAGTGTGATACTAATAAGGTCTATACAATAATGAAAGCGCCGAGTGATTCAGTGTATAAACATAAATTTATAAGATTAAATTTTGAAATTCCTGAAGAGTATCCGTATCAACCACCAAAGGTAACATTTGTAAATTATGATAATGTGAGGATTCATCCTAATTTTTATGAAGATGGTAAATGTTGTAGTACCATATTAAATTCATGGCCAAGTATAGAAAAAGATGGTTTAAAAATCGAAGCATGGTCCAGTAGTATGGGTATAGAAACTGTTTTATTAACTTTTAGAAGTTTTTTAGACAACCATCCATATACTTATGAGCCAGGTGGTAAAGATAATATTACTTATACTGATTATGTATTATATCAAACTTGGGAAACATGTTTATTGAAATACATT